TTAAAATCTCCTCCTCCAAGACAACGAGGACGGACGTGATCCAAAGTAAGTTCAGATAATTCATAAGTTTCTCCACAATAGACACATTTACAGTTGAAGTGTTCCTTAATGGCTCGACGCCACATACGTTTTGCTTCAGGGCTGGTCATTGCTATTAGGTTGTACAAGTAATGGTCAGGCGTTGGGAAGAGAGGGGTCATCGTTTCTGACCGCCTCCTTTAGCTCTATTACGTTTTGCATTGCATGGACGGAGTTTACCACGTTCGTGGCACATGTCTTTACCTCCTTTGCCCATCATGCCGTTGGCACGTCGTGCTCGTGCTAGTTCACGACGATATGATCTTTGTTTAGGGTTAGCGCCACGTTTTTTCTCAGCGGCAAGCTTTTTACGGTAAGCCGTAGGGTTTTTTCTATAGAACCTAGCAGTCCTACCGGGGTTAGTAGTTTTTCGGGGTGCCATACAATCTCTGTTGAACGAGTTCAGGATCCACTTTGGGAATTACGTTGGCAAGTTTATCGAGTGGATTACCTTCGTATGCGACACCTGAGATGTCATTAGTCTTAAGCCAATCACAGGCGGCTTTCAGATCTTGAGTGGTAGCCTCGCCTGATTTAATACGTGCTAGAAACTCTTGAGTAACTAGATTGTGCAACTCGTTAAAGTTGTCTTCAGTTGCTTTTTTCTTCATTACGCAACCCTCAATTTATCGCGGTTACGTTTTTTAGCTTTTTTAAGATTAATTTTAGGTACCCATTCTTTCATGTATTCATCGTAATACACGTCAGTTTTGGTATCTGGTTTAGGAGGTTTGTTAATTGACGGCCAATCCTTTTTCTTTTTCATATCCAGAAATGGGTATAATATCATGACACAGTACTTCAACTCTAGATCCAGGTCTAAACATAAAGCCTGCTTTCATGATTTCTGTGCATTTTAGAGCACGAACTAATTCGTAATCTAATCTAAGTTTCTCTTCGTGACGTTTAGCAATAGCTTTACACTGCTCAATCATTCCGCCGTCAAGCGGAACGGAGAAGTTAAGCTGCATACCATAGTTGTTATTACGTGTATAGCTTTGTGGTAGCGTATCGTTACCCATGTAAAAGGGTGAGACAGTCATTGTTGTCCCATTACAAGAATTGCCCCCAGTAAACTGCTGTCTACTAGGAGCACCATTGTTCTGGAACTGCACTGCTTGGTTTGTTACGTTACCTGTAGCTGCAGCAATAGGATTAGCGTTGTTGCTAACCGTAGGTGTTTCAGCAAATGCTGGTCCTACTGAGAGAAGACAGAAAGAGAGGTAGTAGTAGAGGTAGTGTCGATAGTTCGAGTGATGTCGGTTGTCTCGATAATTCCGGCTGCCCGTGTCACAGTTTCCAGTTGAAACTGTTCTCCAGCGGTGTGGACGGACCAAGTAGCCGAAGAATCTGTGATATCGGTGCTGGGCGTTACGTTTGTTCCAGACCATGATGAGTATGCACCACCGTACACTTCAGTTGCGATAGTTTCGGTGATGGTTTGAGTGGTGGTTGTGGTAGCCTGCATACTACCTTGGGTAAACTGAGGAGTCACAGTTTGTGCCATCGCCCCAGCGGGAAATAGCAGAAGCAGAATTAGGAATTTCATACTTTGTCCTTTTGATCTTTAGGGCGAGATATTCCGTAGGAAGCAAGAGTGCCGCTCAGCAGTGAAGCAACAAACGTTGGATCCATCTTCTGTAGCATTCCCATGTATGATGCAGTTAGAACCCCTGCGCTCCATACAAGCACAAGAGCTTTTACAATTTCACTGAAGAAATCATGAATGAAGTTCTTCGTTGTCTGCATTTTTCTTTTTACGGGTGAGTAGTTTCTTGATAATTGGTTTCAAGACGCTCACTGTCCGTTTAAATACAGCGGTAGCTGTTAGGGTGGCTGCAACGGAGACAGTAGCTGTCGTTGTAGCCGTAGCCAAGATCTCGTTACTTGGTAAAGGTACAGTAATATCAGTACCAGGAATATCGACGTAACGGACCTGTGACGGGACTGGGGGTGGTTTAGGAGGTGGAGGAGTTACAGGTTTAGGTGCTGGTTTCTCCTCCAATTTCTCCTCACTGTTAACACCACGTACACCTGGCGGTGGACGAAGGTCGTTAGGAGGCACTACAAGCGGTTTGTAGGTGGGTAAAGTGGCTCGTGGTACCTCCAGTACCGGACGGGGTAAAACAGGGGGCTCAGGGAGCCGTAGAACCGGCAGTACCGGTGGTGCTCCCAAGTCCATTATTCACCAAAGAGACCACGCTCAATAAAATCAACGGCTTGGTCGTCAACAGTGTTATCAGATTGCTCAGCCAGTTTGCGGAGCATGTCAACAATCAATCGCTTCACTTTGTCGCTATTAAGGAACGACATAAGAACGGGACGGATAAGTGCAATCATTGTTCTAAAGGGGTAAGGGTTTATTCAGGTTAGGATACTAAATCCCACCTTTGTTCAGTTTCATTCCAGGTGTAAAGTTGCTCGTCATCAGGCATAGCCACAGGAGGTTCCCACAAACAGGACGTTTCGTTCAGAGTCCAAGACTCAAACGGTTTTGGCTCAATAAATGCGTCGCGTTGTGCGTCATAGGTAAAACCAATGCCTGCGTAGTTTTTACGCAAAGCTTTGGACTGATCAGTAGAAGGCTGACGAGTTTCGGGATCGTAATGGACGCCACCCCTTGTGTTATATGAGGTTTGAATCCAAGTTCCGGGCGATGAGTCTACGAAGGTTTGAAAGAACTCAGGTTCGGCAACGATGACTTGTTCAACGATGCCGTTATTTACTTTTGCAAAATGTGCCATGGTTTTTACAGTTGATAGCGAACAATAACGACGCCGGAGCCGCCCTGACCGGAGCCTGGACCCGAGGTGTTACCGCCGCCGCCGCCGCCGCCGCCAGTATTTACACTGCCGTCACCTGCCTGTAATACGTTTCTGGTCTCGCCTTGACCCCCACCGCCTGAACCGCCTGAACCAGCTGAACTACCAATGGTGTAGCCGCAGCCACCGCCTCCTCCACCGTAAGAGACAGAAGAGCCGCTTATGGAGTTTGTGATACCAGCGCCACCAGCACCACCGTTGATGCCAGAGTAATTTGCGCCAGCAGCACCTGCACCACCGCCGCCACCAGCGCCCGGATAATCACCACCGCCGCCACGGTTTCCTGCAGCGCCGCCAGCGTATCCCTGTCCGCTAGTCCCTGAGCCACCGGAACCTGGTGTTCCATTTTCAGCAACACCACCGCCGCCGCCAGAACCACCAGAGGCACCCGATGTCCCACTCGTGCCATACCACCCACCACGACCACCGCCAGTAGAAGTAATCGTGCTAAAAATTGAATTTCCTCCAGAGTTTCCAGTGCCGCTTGTGGTTGTTGCAGCGCCACCTCCGCCGACCGTTACCGTGTATGTACCTGCTGAAAGGCTACTAATTGCTGTTTCAACAGAACCACCGCCACCAGTATTTGAAAGGGAGCTTCTTAGTCCCCCAGCTCCGCCACCGCCGCCAAGGTTTAGACCACCAGAGGCACCACCAGCAACAACTAGGAAATCTACGTTTGTTAATGTAATTCCTGATGGAACAACAAAATCCTCTGACGTTGTAAATGTATGGATTCGATAGTCTCCAGATGTTGTAATTGTTCCACCAGAAGGTAAAGCTGAAATGGTTATATCAAGTGAATTACCGCTTACTGTTCCATCTGAATTTTCAAAAGAAACAGAAATTGTGTCGCCCGCTGTTTGATTGTAGACAGCAGAAGGCACAGTTACACTGGCGGAACCACCGGTTACTGCAACATCCTCAACAGTTGCCAGCGTTGTTGCTCCTTCCTTAAAAATTACGTCAATAGTGTCTGTTGCGTATGTTGTTGACACCGTAATGGTGCCTGCTGTTCCTTCGTATATTGTGCCGCTAATTGCAGTTATTTCAGGGCCAAAGTTGGTAGAAACCCAAGTTGAGCCGTTGTAAAATTCGACTGATCCAAGTGTTGTGTTGTACCGGCTATAGCCAGCTGAAGGACTGCTTGGACGCTGAGCAGTAGTTCCAGAGGGAATTTGGATACCAGCGGTACCACCAAAATTAACGGTGTTAGAACCACCATCAGGGTGTTCAATACTACCTACTTTTAAAGTTGTCATAATTAGTTTCCTCCGGGTTTAACTGGCCAAACGGGATTAGCCGGATCCACGGTGTTAGCCGGTAGATCGCGGAGTGCTTGGCGGTAAGACCGCATCTCGTCCGTCAGGGTTGAATCAGCAAGAGCGAGGTAGTCGGTTTCGGTAAGGAGTTGGTTGCGTTGACGACGCAAAGCAGCCAGTGCTTGTTCAGCAGCTACTTCGATTGCAGCAGCGTCAACAAGAGCTTGATCGAGTTCGATCTGGTTGCCGTCAGCGTCGAAGGCTCCAGTGCCATCGTTGATGGTAGCCGCGTTAGGATATGCGCGGTAAATAGCTTCGTGATTAAGCATTAACCTGCTACCTCCATAAGCGTGATTGAGCTTGCGGTTCTGCCAGTATAACTACCAGTATTAAAACTACGGTTAATATAAGAGTTTTGACTACCATCTTTATACATTTGCATTTTGTAAGTTACGGGATCAGTGGTGCCCGGCGAATCCCTAAAAAATACAGAACTTCTAACGCAAGAGACGTAAATAACGGTGTTTGTCAAATAAGAACCAGCGGATTGTTGACCGTCAGAAGAAGAATCTCCTACATAAATAAGATCTGAGCCTCGGTAAATCCTAAACTGCGTATAGTTTTGGTCTCCGCTAAACGCCCAATCAAAACTGACTAAAACATGATTGCTACTACTACTTGGTGTTATGGAAAGACTCATGCCAGTTACGTCAGTCCAAGTTTGGTCTGCACTTAAAGAAAAAACATCGGTTTTTTCAGTGTACTGAGATTGCAAAAGCTTTCCACCAGCAGCCGGAGTAACCCAACTCGACCCACCTAAACCATCGGTCTGCAAGTAT